ACGACCGGGCTTCCCGCGGCATCTGTCCCGGTTTCGAGCTTAAGCGTTCCAGCACTTGCCACGAGCCCAGTTTTGGGTCCGGGGAAGCTTGGATCCGCCGCCAGCGTATTCAGCTGCGCAAAGCTCAGGATTTGCACGCCCTTTGTCGTGACTGTGCTGACGGGACCGATACGCCCCTCGCTGTCCTCGGCCCGTAGGAGATAGGTGCCGGGTTTCAGGGGTACGACCGCGATGGCCTCCCCGCCCGAGACCCGGTCCATCAGCGTCGAGTTCGCCCAAGAGGCGTTCGCATCCTTGCTGTGGCGGATAATGACACTGCCGCCGACCCGCACATCCACATCGACCGCGCGCTGCCATTTGAGGACCGCAAGCCCGCCCGCAGACTGGATGGTCAGACCTTCGAGGGCCGCCGGCGGGGCAGTCAGCCCCACCACCTCGCGCGTGCCGTCGCGCCAGGGAGAGGAGACCCCCAGCACAGAGACGGCTTTGACGCGGAAATCCCACTGCCCCGGCGCAATGTCGCGGAGTTCCATTAGCGTGCCGCTTGTTCGCCCGTAATCTTGCCAGTCGCCGCCATCGCGGCGGGCCTCGAACTGGTAGCTATCCACAAAGCCGCTTTGCGCTTCTGCCCAGCGGACCCGCAACAGTACCTTTACGGCCGAGCCATCGCGGGTGACGTAAAGCTCCTCTTCCCCCTGCGGTGCACCCGGCGGCGCGATGTCGAACGCCGACGGCAAGGTCGTGCGCGGGGCAGCCGCATAGATCTGCTCCTCGCTGGCGTCCCAGTCATAGACCAAGGGCGAGGTCTCACGCAGCAAGAGCTCCGGCGCGATCCGCGGACCGGATCCCATCTGGGTCAGGTCCAGCCGCACAGCCTCGACCTCAAAGGGTTTGCCGTCATCGGGATCGGGACCGCCAAAGCCCCAGCGGGTATAGCGCAGGAGCGTGGTTTCGCCGGCCGCGACACGCCAGGCCTTGAGCTTTCCCGAGACCCTGACACTCATCTGCCGCCGCGCCCGCTCAAGCTCGATCTTGGCCAGACGCTGCGCCATCGAGGCCGAGATCGTGAATGGCAGCGCAATATCGCGCCAGATCTGCTCGCCGCCATCTTCCAACCGATAGGTCTCGGAGGCGTAAGCCGGGAAGTCATCAGGCTGCCAGTTGTTCTCAGGGCTGACGAACTGGCCGCGGACCGCGTTGAAGTTGGACGCACGGCTTTGACGGGTGGTCAGCGTCATGCCGCCTTCGCGGACGTCGTTGCTGGTCAGTAGCTCAGTCGGGATCCGATACGCGCCTGCCCGCATGCGCCATTGGCCCGCCTGCCAGATGCAGCGCCCGGCCATGGCGGTCAGCATCGCCTCGATGATGGTCTTGGGCGTCTCTGAGAGCGAGACGACGCCATTGCAGCTGTAGCGGGGCTCAGTGCCGCCGCCTGACAAAGCGATCCGCTCATCGCAAATATTGGCCGCCTCAATCAGGCTTTCGGTCTCAATACCATCCGGCGTACCTATGCCTGCCCCAAGGCCATAGACGGGATGGGCCATGTAATCGGCGACGCAAAGCGCGGCATTCTCTGTGTAGCCGCGCGTGCCCGTGCGCGGATCAAGAATATCGTCCTTGCCCTCCATATCGACGGTGATGTTCGGGATCCCGCCTGGGAAGGCATCCGGGTCATAAGTGAGCCGCAGATAGATGGCGGCGCATCCCGCCAATCTATGTGCGGCTGTCCAGAGTTCTGGCGCGGCGGTGATCAGGCCTGCGAATGCAGTTTGATCATCGCGACCGAGGCGCTTTTCGACGGCAAGCTTGCCCGCCCATCGCCCTTGTGCGGTGCCAGCTGCATCGAGCGCCATCTCACCCTCGAAGTAGACAGCACCAATCGACTTCACGCGGTGGGCAGCGAGCACCACGACCAGATGGAGGTCTTTGTCCTTTTCGCCGGTGGAATGCAGGAAAGTGATCACGCCCCCCTTACGGGTCCGCCCATAGACCATCTGGCGGGGCATCACCGGCTCGCGCACCGTCACCGTCCGGGCCTGCAGCTCGATCTGGCCCATCGAGGGCTTGGGCATCATGGACTGTGCCGCCGCCGAGAGCAGCATCGAGGCGCCGAAGTTTGCGGCAAAGCCAATCAGACCCGTCGCTGCAAAAGCTGCCGCCACGCCGCCAGCCGCAATCGCCGCGCCGCCGAGGGCGACGGCACCCAAAATGACAGGCGGCATGGATCAGGTTCTCCAGGCGAGACGGCAGGAAGAGAGCGGCAGGGTCACCAAACCCTCGGGCGAGGCGAAGGCAGCTTGCGCACCGATGCAGACGCCAAAGGCTTCGGGCACTCCGCCCAGAACCAGATCACCGCGTTGCGCGAGGCGTGGATCAGACAAGGGCTCGCCAAGAAGCGCCCGGCCACCTTCTTCGAGTGTTTTCCAGCCAAGCCGGCGCAACACACGCTGGCAGCCTACGGGCGTCCGATACCGCCCTCGCCAGAGCGCGGCATGGTCAGGGCCACCTGTCAGATCCCGGCGGAGATCAAAGGCCCAGGTCGCGCAGTCATGTTGGCCCCAGGCGAAGGTCCGCGTGCGTGCCTCTGTGATGGCAGCAGCGAAGAGCTGTTCCCAATGGGGGATGCGAGTCATGGCATTCATCCCCGCCCCCAAGTGATCTCTTGGTCCTGGATTGCGGTGACATGGGCAAAACCGAGATCGCCCGGAAAGAGCACCTGCTGGCTCTCATGCGTGTAGCGCCAGTTGCGCGGTACATTCAGGTCGATGAGGCGGCTCTCATAGCTGATGGTGATCCGGCAGCTCTGCGCATCTTCCTGGATCTCCGGCACATCAAGCCGGCCCGAGAAGGCTTGGACGGGATCTGCGATGATCTGGCGATCCTCGGTCAGCAGCGCAAGCCAGATACGGCCCGGCTGACCTTGGCGCGCTTCCTCGATTGCAAGCCCCACCAGATCGAGCGGCACGCCCGAAAGCGAGACGGTGGTACCAGACGCCACAACGTCTGAGGTCTCCTCCAAGGCACCAAGCCCTAGCAGGACACCCACGCCTGTCCAAACCTTCTCGTCCCATGTGACGGGGCCTACCCCTGTCCAGATCCGCACGATGCCAGTAGGAAAGGCCCCCTCAAAAAAGATGGCGGGTCGAAGATCTTGTTCCGCGAGCGCGTCTGATACGTTTGCCGCGAGATCTCGGCTCATCAAATCGCCTCCCGTGCGGACATGGTAAACCGGTGGCGTGCGGCCCGCTCGATGCGGGTGGGCACTGAGCTTGTGGGCCGTAAGAGCACTTTGGGCTGGTTCACCTCGATCACCGTGCCTGCGGGCAGGCTCTGGCGGACGCCCGGGAAGATTGTGAGTGCCGCACGGCCCTGAGCATTTGTCACCGCGTCAAAGGCCACCTGATGCAACCGCGTGTCCCGCCCTGAGCCGATCGAGATGAAATCGCCGGAGAGGACGGCCGGCAATCCCGGTGGCCAGCCTTGGCTCTGCAGGAGATTGCCGCCCGAGACGGCCAGTTGCAGCGTGATGGTCTGCGCGATGTTTTTTGCCTCGATAGAGGGATCGGCAAAGAGGAGCAGACCTCGACCGGATCCAAGCGCAGTCAGGGCGGCGCCAACCGATCGCGCGAGTGCCCCTGATTGCGCTGCAAACTCGATCTCATACTCCCACCATTCCCCGCCCCAGTCTTGGACCTCAGTGCTGCCGGTGAAGGGTGACGGTGTCTGGCTGGTCGCTGTCACCAAACGCCGCTCGAGACTTGCAACCCAAGTGCGGGGTAGCTCCACGATCACGCTCATGCCAGCCGCCCCCGTCGCATCGCGTTGCCGACGGCCGCGACGGCGATCCGCTCGAACTCGGGCTGGGCATTGCGCAGCACGCTTGCCAGCTGCTCGGCCACGCCCATCTGGGCGCCGCGCGCATCGACATTCAGATGGACGGCAACGGGAATGCTCGTTCCAGCGCCGCGCGCAACCTCCGCCCGGGAAAGTACCCGCTCGCCCCGCTGCAAGATCGTTGGCACTTCGTCGGGACGCAGGCCTGCCCAGCCACCAGCATGCATGCGCGGTGCCGCAGCAAATACAGCGGCGGGTACGGAGCGCGTATGGCCCGAGATCCCAACCACACCACCCGCGTGGGAGACCGCGGCTGTAACAGCCCCACCGCCTCCAAAGATGCCGCCGAGCGCATTGGCGATCGGTCCCAGCACGGCGCGGCGGAACGACAGTACGGCCAAATCTGCTAGGATCGAGCGCACGAGGCTTTTGAAGTCGAGCTTGCCCGTCTCACTAAAGCTGCGAAACGCACTTTCGGCGCCGGAGAAGGCTTGGGTCAGCGTCTGGCCGAGGCTCTTGCCCCAGTTGAGCGCATCAGATGCATAGGAATGCAGCGCGTCAGAGACCGCGCGCCAGCCGGTGACAATCCGTTCTCCTGCGCCAGCAGACCCTGCTCCTGCAGCCGTAACAGCTTGGTTTAGCCGGTCGGCTGAGGCTGTGGCCTCATCGAGGGCTGCTGCGCCTTCTTCGCCGGTGTCGGCAAAAGCATCGCGGAGCGCCGCCCACGAGGTTAGCGGTGCTGTCGCACCATTCGCTAGATCAGTGGCGGCCTGCCGATACCGGTTCGCGGTGTCCACTGCCTCTGCGGCGATCGCGTCAAGCCCAAGGTCGGGAACGTTGAGCGGGTTTTCCTCGAAGGCCCGGCGGAAGGCATCCGCCGCAGCTGTCCCGGCCTCAGCCGAGGCGCCCGCAAAGGGGTTGGTAATATCGCCGAGGCTAATTTCGCCGATTTCGCCAAAAGTGGTCTCGATGCCGACTGCCGCCAAGGCATCGCGGATACGGCCGGTAAAGGCATCAATCCGGGCGATGGCGCCGTTCAGCATGGCTTCGATGCCGTCGAGCATGCGGTTGGCGGCTGAGAAGACCAGATCGCCGATCACGGCGGGCAAGCGCGACCAGATCTCGCGCGCAGCGAGAAGTGCACCCTCGAATGTGTTGGCAGTCGCATTGCCAAAGCCGACGACACTCTCGATGGCCCCTGCCATCGCGGAAGCGGCATCGGCTTTCAGATCGTAGAACATGGCGGTGGCCGCAGCCCCAGCGGCCGAAGCGCCCATCTTGATCCGGTTCCAGACCTCGACCGCGACGTCTTTCAAGAGGCCCATGGCTTCGCCGAAGCCGCCTGCGCCGGAAGCCAACCGGGTGAACCAGTAGACCAATTCGCCTGCGCCCACGATCAGCGCACCAATGCCGGTGCGGATAAGCGCACCTTTTAGGACGACGAGCGTCGTGGCAAGCCCGCGGACCGAGAGCGCCGCGACGGCCATCGCGGCTACCCAGCGACCAGCGAGGAAGGTGGCGAAGCTGCCTGCATAGATCGCGAGCCGATCGAGATTGGTGAGGACCGCGTCAAAGGCCCGGCTGATCGGGCTGGTGGAAGATGCCAGCGCCACGAAGGCATTGGCAACGGCTTCCAGAGATGGGGCCAGCGCGACAGCAATCCGGTTGCGCACGCCCGTGAACACCTGCCCGATGCTAACCAGCGCCAGTTCCGAACGGCGCATGGCGGCGATGGCATCTGCGTCGAGCACCGCGCCGAGCGCCTGGGCCTGCGCTCCAAGGCGGGTCATCTCCGCGCCGCCGTTTTGCAGCAGCGGGATCAGCCGCGTCGTGTCAGACGCCATGGCCTCGAGATAGAAAGTCATCTCCTGCTGGCTGACACCCGCCCGCTCAAGGCTGTCGACATAAAGCTGCAAAGCTTCCGGCCCTGAGAGCCGGGCGAACTGGTCCGCCGTCACACCAACCCGTGGCGCGATGTTCTCGAAGAAGTCGGCCATCGGCCCGCCGCCCGTCTGCAGGAAATCCCCCACGCGGTCGTTCACGTCTTTCAAGATATCGGCGAGCTTCTCCTGCTCGATGCCCACGGTAGCCGAGGCTGCCGACCAGCGCTGGAACAGCTCCGGATTAGCATTGGCGACCTGGGAGAGCTGGTCGATCTCGTTGGCCGCTGCCACCGTAGAGCGCGTCATCGCGACGACAGCACCGGCCAACGCAGTTGCGGCAGCAGTTGCCGCGATCTTGGCGCGGCGCGCAAAGGCCGCCATACGCGCATTCGCTTGGTCCAACTCGCGCGACAATCGCCCCATGCCACTGGCACCCGCCTCACCGACGCCTTCCAACTCGGCACGCACCTGGCGGCCGCCGGTTGCGGAGAGGCGGACAGATACGCGTTTCTCAGCCATTGCGATGTTCGATCTCTTCGTTGGTTTTGCGCACCATCACCGCCTCAATGGGCGGCAGGAGTTCTGCGATGATCAGGGGCGAGAGCCCGAGGGCCGCACCGAGTTGGAGGGCTGTGCCCATGTCCCAGCCGAGGACAGCGCCGCCGCTCATCCCACCAGCAACGCGCACCTGTCCGCCGAGGCGCTGCACCAGATCCCAGATCTGCCAGCCCTCAAGGGTCAAGGGTTGATGGAGAGTGCGTGGGCATTCCGCGCAGACAGAGGGGCATGCGGCGCAATACTCAACGCCCCCGCCGAACTCCCAGTCGGCGAGAGCGGTCAGGCGTTTTTTTCCGCGTCCAGAATGAGGGCACCGGCAATGTATTTGGTCTGGAAGGCCTCGAAGATTGGCCAGAGTTCCAGAAGAGCATCGACGCCCTCGGGGGTCAGCGGTAGTTGCTTGCCGTCCTCGTCACCCACGCCTTCCCAATCCTTTACAACAATGCGCGCGACGGCCTTGGCGACGATGCGCGCAAGGTCGTCGTTGGAGGTAACGCCTTCAGCATCACCGGCAGCTGCGACGATCGTCGGATCGCTCCGCGCTGCCAACATAATGGCGGTGGTCAGCGGCTCCACAAGCAGCCGCACGCCATGGCCAAGATCGAGCCAGCGTGGTTCATTCGAAAGGTTCAAGCGCAGCATGGTCAGTACACCTCGCGTTCGTTGGTGAGCGTCACGGTGCACATCCGGCCTACCATTGGATCGCTGGCAGCTTGCCAGTCGAAGGTCGCCTGCACACCTTGTGGGCCGGAAATTTCGATCCGCGGGCGCGGGAGATAGACCGCGTGGGCGGTGACGGTCAGGCTCTCGCCCGTTGGCAGCGTGTAGGAGAACTCCAACTCGCAGGCCTCGCTGTTGATCGCCTGGTTCACCAGCGTCTGGTCGGCGAAGCGCACTACAACATTGCCCGTCAGGGCAGCAATCGATGGGTCCGCGCCATCGATCTTCCCATCCGCCCGGATGGTCTCGATGCGGTCGAGATTATTGGCATAGGTAAGATCGGCGGAGACAACGTTACCGATGTTCGCGCCGTTCCGCGTGATCGACCCGTTGAAATGACCGAACCGCTTCAGTGCGATATTGGCGGGTGCCCCTACCGCACTGGTCGTGGCGATGGCCTCGCCCTGTGCCACGATGCTGGCCGTGGCCGTCAGCAGCCCAGAGCGCGCCATCTGCCAGTTAAGGCTGTCCACCATGCAGCCGGAATACATCGCATAGCGCGGAACCTCGGGCATGCCCGTCTCGACCGAAAAGCTGGGAAGCGCCCAGCTGCCGGAACGGAACTCGTGGTTATAAGGAGCGTCAGCGCCCGTGGTCGTGGGAGTGCCAAAGGCTGCCTTCAGCCAGAAGCCGAAGGCCTCGGCATCAATCGGGATGACCACATCGCCATCCGCCGTCACCGCATCCTTGATCGGGGCCTGCGGATCGCGCCCGTAGCCAAGCAGTTCCGAGGTCTGTAACGGTTGCTCGGCTCCCAGCGTCGTGCTGGCGAAAGGCATCTTGGTGTAGCCGCTCACAGGCGGCGTGCCATAGGCGGTCTCGAACGCAAGCGCCATCTGCGCCCGCGCCCCTAGGGCTCGTGCCATGGTATTGTTCCCTCATAGGTTGTATAACGAAGTGGATGCCGCTTGACCCGCGCGTCAGGAGCCGCCTACTTGGCGTGTGTCGCCCTAAGGACTGTCCTGATGTTCACCTCAGAGCCTTCCCAGACACTTACGCCGACCGCGGCAGTCGACCGGAAGCGGTCCGTGATTGCCGAAGACATCGTGATAGAGGGCAACATCGTCTCCCGAGGCATCTTGGAGTTTGGCGGACAGATCACGGGCGACATCACCGCTGATGCCGTTGTAATCACCGCGACCGCGCGCGTCCGGGGACGGGTCCGAGCCCGCCAGCTCACCATCGAGGGCGAGTTGCAGGGTGCGGCTTCTGCACTGAACGTCAACATCAAGAACGGCGCCCGCGTGAAGGCCAACTTCGCTTATGAGACACTTGAGGTCGCCTCAGGCGCGCAGGTCGTTGGCGAGTACAAGCGGATCAGCGGAGACAGCTTCAAGCTCTAGGCCAGCGGATCCGCCGTGGCGTAATGCAACACCACCGGCACCACGGCTGCCTTCAAGCTTGAGCCGCCCTCGACCGGAAGATCGACAGGCTCGGGCACCTCTGGCTCCACCCAATCACACAATCCCCCGAGTGTTCGATCGGCGCAGATGACAGCGCCGATTTGCGCCGTCAGCGCATCAAACAGGCTGTCCCGTTGCGCGGTGGACTGGACGATCACCTCAAGCTCTGCGCGATGTTGGTAATGATACATCAGCGGTGAAAGCGTCACCCCGGGCTCTCCTGGGTTACCATCCCGCAAGATCATCAGCCCCGCAGGCGGCACGCGTTCCGGCAGCACCTCCCCGCGCAGAACAGGCACATGCGGGATCGTGCTCAGCAGATGCGCCAGGGCGGTGAGGATGGTTTCGCGTGTCGATGGCATCGTTGAGTTCCGCTTCAATGGCGAGAAAGTCTTGCAGGGAATGGCCAAGGGGCGAGACAGCCAGGC